TTATCGGGGAATAACTCGCACTCCCAATCAGTAATCAGCGGTGTTGCCCCGGCCCAATAACGCTCGAATACAGGGCCTTCAACGGCATAAGCCGCGCTAAAATAGGCCATTTGTTGACGCACGGTAATTTTGTCGGGTACGACAAGCCGCGCACTCGGGTTCTGTCGTGTAAATTCCATGTTACACCAGGGCTACGGATGTACGGTTAACTGCGCCGTCAAATGTCAGGTTGACAGAGAAGGTTTGCAGGCTGTTTGTGCTGCCGCTGTACTGTACGCCGGTTGCAAAAGTTTCGCCATTGTAGAAGCGGGCGGCGTAGCTTTTGAACTCAACGGTTTTACTAACGCTGGTTGCGGCGGACATAAGCGGGCCGAAAATGCCATCTGTGGTCGTATTGACCATGCCGTTAATTGTGATGGTGTTACCAGACAGACCGGGGATGTACTGGCGCTTGGTGTCGCCCATCGCGGTGTCTTCGATCAAATCAAGCGCGGCGGCTAAGTCGGCCTGGTTGATGTAGGGTTTGATGTCAACGAGCGTACCGGCGGCCCCGTCGATTTTGAAGCCCATATCCTTATAAGTTGTGTTTGCCATTATTCAAGCTCCTTTGGTGCTGGTTGGGTGAGTTGTTTCAGCATGTCATGGTGGGCGGTGTCAAAATGTCCGCGCCGTTCTGCGTTTGCAATCTGTTCTTTGAGTTGCGCAATTAGTTTCTCGCGCTCCGCTGGTTCGTGCGTCTGTTTATTCGGCATAGGTGATAATCTCCTGCTCTTTCCACTCGATAATTACGTCCTGCGAAAGCCAGACCAGGCCGCCATCTTTGCCCCAACGCTCTTGCATTTCTGACCCGCCAATGACGCGGCTGTCTGTGATCGTGCTGCCTAATTTGCGATAGAGCATAAAGCGTTGCTTTACGGCATTGACATAGCCTTCAAGATTGGTTGCGCTTGTGCCATCGTCAACGTATCGCTGCCAGACCTGTATGATTGTGCGATTTACCCAGCCGAAGTTATTGTCTGGGTCTTCGTTGAACGTGCCGGGTTTGATAATCCCGTAATGGTCAGACTTGCCACTATTCAGCAAGCCCCACTTAGCCCGTGCCGTGTTGGTCGAAGTGAATCCGGTCACAGATTGCAACTGTGTCAAAATCAGGGCTTCGCCTGTCGGGTAGGTCATTCGTCATCCTGTTCTTCGCTGGTAAACCGGGCGGCGGTCGGCTCGTCAAATAAGCGACGGGTGAAAATGGGCTGCTCAAGGCTTGCATCATCTGGATCGGCGCGCTGTGATTGCGCGTCAAGACCGGTGAATTGTAGCCCGTCACTCATTCGGCTGCTCTGTGCTACGCCAGCAGATACTAGACCGGGGCGCAATTCTTTGACAAACTTGGTCGCATCGCCATAGAGAGAGCGAAAGGCATTTATGCGGCTGCCGTCTTCTTCGTTGTAACCTGTACCGCGCTGCGTCAATTCAACATAATCGACCGCCCGCATTGTCACCCAATCGTCACAAGCCAGTTTGCTTGTGGTGTTGGCAATCACGGCGGCGGGCATAAACCCGGCGGCCAAAAGCGCGTTATTGAGTACGCCGCTTGCCCGGTCGAGAAACTTCTCGACTTCGGTTATCGTGGGCCGGGTAGTTGCGTCGAAGGCCGTCACTCCATCGAGCAAATGACGGGTGAACGCGGTAACTTCTGCGGTTGATGAATAGCTATCTGCTCGAATTGTCATAATTACACCAGTATCGGAACGAGTTCAATATCAAAGCCGGCGTTAGCCGTCAGGTTGGCCGCCCCGGATGTACACTGGACTTTTACAAGGGACTTTTCGCCAATCAAAAGCGGCGCGGTATCGTATGGGAAAATAATAAAGTTTGAGCCAGCCGTTATCAGGTCTATAACGCTTTGCGCTCGAAAACACTTTCCAAAATCCTTGACGTATAGCACGAAATTCATAGTTGCCGCTGATACACTACCGCCAACGCCAGCATACCAGCGCGTTATTCGCCCTGTGTAGCCTGCTGGAACTTGATAGATCGCCATAAGAGTTTGATTGAATCCGGGCGTTATCTGCGCGGTAACGGTGTTGTCTGTGGCGGAGGTTGCTGTGATAGTTCCTGCCACTGTTCCGCCACTTCCAACCGCGTCAACGTACATTCTGTGGATCATCACATAAGAGCCAGCGGTATTAACCGGGGTCGTGCCATTCATTACAACAGTTTCCTGTTGTAAGTTATAGCTTGCGTCCAGGCCAATTACCACTACGGTCTGCGCGCCTGTTCCCGCCGGGCTGCCGTCGTCGTCTGCCGAAGTTGATACTAGCGCATGAACGCGGGCCGCCGTAGGCTGCGCCCAAATCCCGCCCCCACTCCAAATGTCCTCCGTACCCGCATCAACATCCGGGTTACGGCCAAACTTTAGAATTGGGGGTATGGTGACCGCCTGAGTAGCCATTGGTTACTGTCCAGGCCAGGCCCACGCCTGAACGTTGACGATTGCCCCGGCGGTAACGCGGGCAAGTTTCATTTTGGTTCCGTCAATGCTGCCAAAAACGTAAGGAGAGTTCGCGGCAGTCAGTAGCACGCCAGTAGACGCGGCGGGGGTAGTTGTGCCGTCAAACGTTGCGCGTACTGACTGAGTTTCAACCGACAGGACGAATACCCGCCCATTCTGGCAGGTGCTATTTAGCGCGGTTGCGGTGCTGTTTAGCGCGATTGTTTGAAAGCCCTTGCTGATTAGTGTCGGCGGTGCTGTTCGTCTCATGGTCGTTTGCCTTTCCTGATTGGTCTGTCTCTGATTTCGGGCTGGTCTTATAGACGATCAATGACGATTTCAAAATAACCGTATCATTGCGCCCGCCTTCCGGCTGGAACACATCGCCGGGCTTGTAGTTTTTTTTGCCATACTTGAACTTTCTGCGAACGATTGGTAATGATTCTGCGCTCATCTTTGTTGCTCCGGTAATTCTCTGTTTATCATTGCGCTAACTGCGGCGCTTCGGGTATCTGCCAAGTGCGGCGGTAAGCCGTTCCAATTTACGGCGACTACCTGCGGCCTGCGGTGCATAATCTCGCCGCAAATGTCGCAAGTTATCGCCGGGTTTTCGCTCATTCCGTGTATGACGGCGATGTCGTGTCGGTTGCGGTCGGTATATGTGTAGGTTGGCATAGCAATCTTTCAAATAATTCAGCGTGTCGAATTGCATAATTTCTGTCGGTGAACTTGCTGACCTGCGCCTGTCGTTCTTTGATTGGGCCGATGAAATTATCCAGAGCCGCAATCAAACCTTCCACGCTGTGATAAATGCAATCGTCCGGCAGTAAGTCGTTAGCATATCCGACGGGGGGCGCGATAACCGGGATACCTGCGGATAGGGCCTCGAGTACGGTCAGGGGGCCGCCTTCGATATAAGATGTCACCAGGAGCAAATCAAGAGCGGAGTAAACATCTTGCAACTTGTCCGCGCTGACTTCGCCAACGTTGGCGACCAGCGCGCCCGCGTTTACCATCTTGGTAATCGTGTCATCCCAACCGCCACCCGCAAAGATGAACTGAAACGGGCTTACATCCATTTTCCAACACAGATCAATCAGGATGTGGCCGCGCTTGCGTCCGTTCGGTTGCTCGTAGCCGATTATGCCAACATTGCGCACGCGGGGGTGGTAGTCCCTGTGGCCCGCATAGATCACGCTGATTTTTTTTGCGGACACTCCGATGTCCACAAGCTCCATCGCTCCAGTGTTGCTCATTGCTACAATGTGATCGGCTCTCTTGCAGGCCGTAATCAGATCGGCGCGGGCGGGCGGGTTAAGATGTGTATAAAGAATAACCTGCTTGCTGTTGGTTGCTGTCTCTGAGAGCGCCGTTAGGGTGTGCCAGGGGATATGGAAGTTCAGGTCTGCGCTATCGTCTGGGGTCTCGCCAGTTGTGACCTTCTCGAAATATTCAGGCAACACAGATATGAGCGGGTCAGCCATGCGGTGCATCGCGGTTGAGTGGTACGGCTCTACAATGTGTATGTGTGTCATAATGCCGCCCGAGCCTTTGCAATTCGTTCGCGCTCTTTGTCTGTCATGTCATTTGTCTTGGCCTGCAATTCGGCAACGTATTCCGGGCCCTGTGCCGTCCAATCAAGCGCGCTCAGCGGGTAGTTGAGAATGTGATCACACTTCACCGATGAATCTCCGTAAAGTTGAAAGCCTGCCAGTTTTGCGTAAAATGGATAGCGCACGTCCGAGCCGACATGGTCACGCACAACCCGGTTTGGTCTGATTTCTTCGCGCAAAATATTTGCGTATTCTTTCAGGGCAGGCAATATGATGGGCCGGGCCGGGGGATTGTCTGCCAGCTCACCCAGCGCATTCACGGCCTGCATGATGCGCCCCAGGTTGTAAGGGTAAACGTCCATATCGTCCTCGATAATGTCGGGCTCACCCTTCAATAATTCGCGGGTTTTCTCGACCACAGAACGGTGCATAAGCATCACGCCCCAGCCGCTTGCCCCGATTTCGTAGAGCTTGTTATCTTCAATCTGGCGGGTAAACCAGCGGTTCGGAATTTCGCCAGGCTGTTCACTCTCAAACCAGATCGGTAAGATTGGGCTATGCGTTCTGCGCATGTATAAGCCGCTGACGTATGGCATTTTATGAGACAAAAGCCGCTCTAGCGTGTCAGTTGGAAATACCATGTCGTGATCGAGAAGCAAAATATAGTCGTGCTTTGATGCTATGAAGTTGTTAATGTGCGATTGCCGCGCCTCAAATCCCTTTGTCGCCGCAATATAAAGCGGGTCGGTGTCGATTGGTCGGCGGGCAATCCTGTAAATTGACGATATGGCGTTGTAGGGGATTGTTTCGCCGCCGACAACTCCGATGTAAACTGATTCCATGATTTTATCTCCGCGCACTCGGAGACGGGGAAGGCCATGCAGTGCGGCACAGCCTGCCCCGCGTCCTACTAGGTTAGGTGGTCGTATTCCCGGTCGTATTGGTGCTAATGTAGCGCGCTCCAATGCGGATACCGGTACTATTGACCGTGATGTAGCTTGCCAGGGCCCCAATACGCAGGGCGGGCACGATAACGGCGGTGCTGTTTGCGGTGATAGCCTTTGTCAAAACGGTCAAGGCCGGAACGATGATCGCCGTCGCGTTGGCCGTGACTTGCACAGCGCCGATTTTCAATGCGTCCGCGATAAGGCCGGTACTATTGGCCGTGATCGCTTTCGCGCCAACGTAGATCGCAGACTTGCCAATCACGCCACGCGGGGAGGATTGCGGATGAGCCATGTCATCCTCCTTTACACAATGTCGCTGAAGAAGTAACCGCAGTCAGTGGCAACCGCTTTCTGATCCCACTGTTCCTTGAATTTCAGCAAGTCGGCATCGTTCTGATCGTCACGGAAGCGGGCAATCTGTCCAGCGCCGCCGCCGGGCTGCCAGGTGAAGGTGTAACCGGCAGACGCATCAAATAGGGAGGGCGCGCCGCTGACATAGGCCACCAGGCAGTCATCGTCGATGATAGCCGACAGACTGGCGGTCTGGCCTTCGTTCGCGGTGTTGTAGCTGGCTTTGCCGACCCAGTAATTCGTCACGCCGAAAGCCGCAGCAAGCGCGCTTTCAACGGTTGCCAGGGTCGCGGCCTGCACATATTTCACGCGGTCGATAATGTCAGGGTGATTGACAAGCGCCTGGTGGACGATGTAACCCAAAACCATGCTGTTGCCGTCCATGCCGGTATTGTTACTGATCGTGCGGCGGGCGGTCAAAACATCGTTGACCGGGTCGGATGAAGCATAGTCATCCCAATCGGTCGCGGTGGTGTTATCGGTTCCCCAGACGGATGTTTTCATGAAGTCGGTCGAGAAGGACAGTTCCTTGCGTAGCAGGGATTTCTGACCCAGCCAGCGCACCGCGGCCTCTTCGAGGCTCATGGGGATTTGCGAATTAGCGCGGATTTCGTCGGGGATAGCGTGGGCAAGCGCGAATTGCAAAGTGGCGTAGGTGTCGGTTTCGGTCGAGAAGCCAGAGCGGGCATATTCAGCACCGGGCGCGCGGACTTTCATCTCATCAGAGAAGAAATACTTTTTGCTGAATTTGTAAAACGTGCCGCTGTCCTTGTCAACCGGAACGACCGGGAACACGCGAGAAGCCAGGAAGCGGTCTTCGCGCTGTGCGTACCCGATAAGCAGGTTGGTCAGGATGGGGTCAACGGCCTGAACATTGGAGATAGTCGGTTGTGCCATGATTTATATTCTCCTATGGCCTAGTATCGAGCCCCGCCGGGAATGAGAACGGCGGTCACAATATCGTTGACGGCGGTCGAAGCTTCGAGGGCCTTACCGATAACAAAGGCGTTATCAGTGGCGGTATCTTTGACGGTGCTGGTTGTGGTGACTCCGAGAGCCTCGCCAATCGCCAGGTTGGAAGTGCCGCACCAAACCTTGACGATACCCTTGTAGGCAACTTCGGCGGGCTGGCCGCTGGTTGGGTTGTTCATCAGGACGAAAGCCTGAGTCAGTACGGACGACGCAGCAAGCACGACCTGCCCGGCGGTGCTTGCCAGCTTCACAACTTTGAATTGTGCGGCAGACAAATCAGCGCCAGCGGTGAGGCCGGGAATGGTGCTGTAATTGGTGGTGAATGCCATGATTTATTTATCCTTTCTGGAATAATTCAGGCTTCGTGGTTTTGATTGCTTCGTACGCGGCGACAAAGTCTACCTTGTGTTCGGCCTGGTAGGCATCAATCGCGGTCTTGAGCATGTCGGCTTTGTCGGAGGGCGCTTCGGTGTTGCTGCCCTTCTCGGTGAACAGATCGGGGCTTTTGGCTTGCGCGGCCAGGGCCGAGAAGTTACGCATGGCCCAGGCGCGGGTATCTTCGTCCATACGGGCAAGATATTCGGCGGCTTCCTGTGCTTTGCCAACTTCGATGTACATAGAGCCGTATTTGTCGCTTCGTAATTCGGTGACAATTCCGGCCAGCGTGTCGGCGGTCTTTTTCTCGGCTTCGAGTTGCTCAAGTCTGGCGGCGAAGTTGTCACGCTCTTGTTTCAGGGCGCTAAACTGCTCAACGTTGACTTCGGTAATCTTTTCAGCACGAGAGAAAAGGGCCGAAAACTTTTCCAGCCACTCGGGCGGGATAATGCGGTTTTCTTCGGTCATCGGTTCTCCTATAGTTTGCGGCTCGTAGGTATACAGGGCTGCCGCTTCGCCCAGGTGTGGTGTATGCAATAACGCATCACCGATAATCAACGGGCCGTTAATTAGCTGGCCGGTCGTTGGGTCTTCAATAGCTCCATCTTCCCAAATCACCTCCGGGGAATGATAGCGATAACTGCCGCGCTCAAAAGATTCCGCGCCTTGTTCGTTTAGTTCGGGAATGGCATACAGCCCATCGGCCCGAACTTCGAGCGCCGCAATCTGCCCGCCTGCCGGGGTAACATCTTCGTGACTGCCCAGCTTGATAGGTGGCTTAAAGTGCGGCAGCTTGAACAGGTGTGCGTTTTCTGGCGTGATTTCGCGGCGGTGTCCGTTCTTGTAGATTACGCCAAACGGAAACAAGCGGTAAGCATTGCCCGCTTGAACATTTACGAAGTTGTCAATGATGTAATCGTTTGGCATATTATCCCGGTAACGAAAAGCCCGCTCACTTATGCAGTGAACGGGCGCGGGTGCGTCATGGTTCTTTTGTTTTGGCAACGGTCAAGCCGCAATGCCGACTAAGGTTATCTTAGCACAGTTGAAAACGATTGTCAACATCAATTATTCGTTTACCAACTCAAGCCCGGCGCTCTCCGGCGGCAACTTGGACGGCTTGATAATCTGTATGTCGATACACAGCCCATTATGCCGACCGAAGCCGCGCACAAACTCGATCATCAGACGCCAGCAGAGTATGGTAAATTCTCGGTCAGTCATTAGTTCCCCTTCTCGATAAACTTTTTCATAGCGTCGGCCAACGCCTGCCAGACGCGGGTAATCTTTTCGTTCGCGTCAGCAGCAACCTTTGAGAGTGTCCACCAGTGGGCCATGTGACGCGCCTGATCAGCGTCACCTATAACATAGGGCGCGTAGTTTAGGTTTGTACCAAAGCGACCTTCAAAACTTGCGCCAACCTGCTGAACGGTATAGATTTCAGCCTGGCCGCCTTTGCCACCCGCCGCGCTGCTGCCCAGGGTGCGCCCAAGCGTACCGGTGCGCCTGTAATCGCTCGTGTCGGGCGGGGGCGGGCAGGCTGGGATTGATTCAGTCATAACCAAAAGCGTGGCCTGCATAGCCGTGTTCATGCCCTGATTGAGTTTATCGGGATACTTTTCGAGCCGGTCAATCAGCGCGGGCAGTTCTGGGGAGATAACTTGCACCTGAAAACTCATCTGAATATCTCCGCAAATCGGGCGGCTACGGCTTCTTCACTAACGACAGGGGTTGCAAAACATCTACATCTTGGATGTCCGGGAGGGTATGCGTCTATGTCGCCTATGCCTATCTCCGTGCCGTCAAGCGGGCCGCAAATCGGGCAGACTAATTCATCTTGTGCCGTTGCCCACTTCGCAGAGCCGACAATTCCGGTACTCTCCCAGGCTTCGCGGTTGCCTTCTGCAAATACCCGCGTGACTTCGGTCGCTGCTATCATTTCGGCCCGGACTGCGCCAAAGATGGGCGCAAGTTGGCTTTCGAGCGTCGATAGTGGCTCTCCGCTTCGTATCCACTCGCCCATCGTCTGCTGTACTT